CCTCCTGCTGCCTTATGTCCTATATAAGCAGTGTCAGTTGAGTTGGCATTGAATACTAATCCCCAAGATGGCTTTGTAGCATCATCCTGAGCATCTGAAGTATTTTGGTTAGCAGTAAATTCTATTCTATTAGTAGCATCATATTCACCAATTCTTGCACTTACATTGGTAACAGCTAACGTAAAAAAGTTATTTCCTGTTATGTTTAAATTACCTGCAAAAGTTCCTGCTGCTGCATTTAGGTTTCCTGTAAATCTTCCTGTACCTGTAACATCTAAGTTATAGGTAGAGTTAGTATTGCCTATTGATACATAAGACGGCAATCTTGTAGTTGAGCCATCCCATTGGAACCTTACATTGCCCGCACCATCAGCTAAAATAACATTACTAGCTAAAGTAGTTGATCCTCCATAATTACCAATTATGGTATTATTAGAACCAGTGGTAATATTAGCACCTGAATTTTGACCAATTAAAATATTACTGTTACCTGATGTTATAGCAAATCCTGCACCATATCCAATGCTAGTATTATTAGAACCTATTGTATTACTATATAATGACGCAGCTCCAACTCCTGTATTATAAGTTCCAGTTGTATTAGAATATAATGTATCCCAACCAACTCCTGTATTATCTGCACCACTTGTATTACTTCCCAAAACTGCTGTACCTAATGCTGTATTAGTTGAAATATTTCCAGCACCTAATCCTATCTTTAATGTATTAACTGTTAAATCATAAGCTCCTAAATTAACTGCACCCGTAGCTCCGGTATATGGAACATACCCCGTTAAAGATGGAATTTGAGAAGTTAATGCCAAAGTTCCCGTTGCACTTGGTAAAGTATAAGTATAAGTTCCGTTAGTAATTGTAGAGCCTAAAGTTAATTGCCCTGTGAATCTACCTGTACCCGTTACATCTAAGTTATATGTATTGTTTGTATTACCTATTGAGATATATCCACTTGTTCCCTCGTAGATTGAAGTATTACCTATTGTTCCACTTGCAGTCCATTTAGAAATATAGTTTGTTGTTCCTGTTCCGGTTACAGGATTAGTTAAAGCGTTTTGCTTTCCGTTAAAAGTATTCCAATCCGTAGAACTTAAATATCCATTAGTTGATGTATTTGCTTGAGAAATACTAATCGCTCCTGTAATACTATTAAAATTAATAGGAGAAACGCCATTCAAAGAGTTGGCAATAGCTGAACCACTATTCCAAGAACTTGAGTTATCAGTAATATAAGTTATACTTCCCGCAGTAGATTTTACTAATCCTGTTCCACTTAAAGCTGCTTGTTTATTGTTAAATGTAGTCCAATCGGTGCTTGTTAAGTAACCATTAGTTACATTTGTTGCTTGACTTATTGAAATTACTCCGGCACTATAAGAAATTGGCGCAGTTCCACTTAAAGTTGGAATATTAGAAGTTAAAGCTATCGTGCCTGAAGCATTAGGGAATGTGTATGTCCTATCAGCAGTATTCCCACTTGTTACTAATGTTGAATTATAAGTATTGCTTGAAATAACCAAATCTACTGAACCAACTGAAGATAATTTTACACCATCAGATTCAGGAGTTGCAGCCGTTAAAGCATTCAATAATTTTAAATAAGCTCCTCCACCCGAACCACTTGTTACAAATGCTTTTGCGCTTACTAAATAACTTGAACCCATATAAAGTGAACCCGTAGCACCCGAATAAGGAACGTAAGAGCTTAAATTAGAAGTTAAAGCTAAAGTTCCTGTCGCACTTGGTAAAGTATAAGTGTAAGTTCCATTACCTAACGTTCCTCCAAAAATAGCGTTGCCGGTAATTCTTGCCGTTCCTGTTACATCTAAAGAATATAAAGGAGAAGATTGATTAATGCCTAAACGATTTGTCGTTGGATCAAAATATAAATTAGAACTTCCACCGATTGAATTTGTAGCGTTAAACCAAGCTACTTGATATGTTGCACCTGAACCATAAATAACCCCTGATAATTGGCTTGTTAATGCCAAAGTACCCGAAGCTGACGGATAAGTATAAGTATAACTTGCCGTTGTAGGGAATGATAAATCTAAAGTATATGCTCCACCTGTATTTAAAGTTAATCCCGTTGAACTACCCGCTATTGTTGTATAACCCGTAGAAGGATACATAACAGATACTTGCTTGATATGAGTCATACTATTCAAGAAAGAACTACCTGTCAATGTCAAAGCATTCCCAAATAATACATCGCCCGTAAATCTACCCGTTCCGGTTACGTCTAAGTTATAAGTTGTGTTGGTGTTTCCAATAGAAACGTAATTAGTAACTCCCTCGTAAATTCCCGAATTACTAATCGTAGTTGAACCTGTAAACTTAGAAATATAATTTACTGAACCTGAACCACCGACAGGCACATAACCTAAAGCGTTTTGCTTATTGTTAAAAGTATTCCAATCAGTCGAAGAAAGATAACCCGATTGAGAAGTACCGGCTTGTAAAATGCTTAAAGTTCTATCAGCCGTTAAATCTCCGCCCCCTTGTAAAGGAGTTGTAGTTGAAATTAATCTACTTGAAGCTGCTGCGCCTAAATTTGTTAATGCTACACCGGCAGTTGTCGCTCCCGTTCCACCCTGAGAAATTTGTATCGTTCCAACAATACTTGCAGCCGTTGAATAAGCATTAGATTGATTAATATAAATAGACCCATTAGGACTATTTGAATAAGAAACCACACCAACACGAACCGCATATCCCGTTGGTGGAACTGTACTCATTAATTGACCCGCAGAATAAGGACTTAAATATAAAACTGTTCCAACTGTGTATGAACCTGTGCTTATGTTACTTACCAACCCTGAAAGTACAATATAACCCGCCGTTGATGTTGGAATATCTTGATTTGCTACCCCAATTACGTTAGCAGTTGTTAAAGTATCTGCTTTTGCCAAAGCCACTAATGGATAAGTAAACCCGCTATTAGTTGAAGTAATATAAACAGGCGCACCTTTAACAATTGTTGAACCTGTATTATTGTAAACTTTTAATTGAACCTCTTGCCCAATGTGTAAAGTGTTATTTGTTACATCATTGTAATATGCTAAAGCCTTTTGAGTTGAATCGTACCATACTTCCCCTTCAGAATAAGAAGGTGCTGAAGATGGGTTAAATTGCTCATCAGTTAAAGTTAATTTGTGTGTTCCTAAATCTACATCGTTTGTAGCACCGGTATAAGGCACATATCCCGTTAAACTTGGGAATGTAGTCAACCCACCGGCTCCGTTAATATATTGAGAAGTCGTTCCTGAAGCTGAAACTGCTAATGTTCCCGAATTGGTAACAGGAGAACCACTAACCGAAAAAGCAGAAGGCATTGTTAAACCTACTGAAGTAACTGTTCCACTTGAACCACTTGCTCTATCCCAATTTGTGCCGTCATAAATAACTTGGTCCGAATTGTAAAAAGTTATAGCACCTGCTCCAAAGTCGTGCGATGTTCCACCGGCAGCCGCACCCGTTACTAAATAAACATCTCCGGCATTCCCCGTTCCATTTACTAAATACGGAGTATTTGTAGCCACGTTCCACATACCCTTATATTCCATTACTGAATTAGGTAATTGTGAAACTAAAATCTTTCCGTTAAAATCTAATTGAGGAATACCATTTGCTCCATTAATTGGTAAACTATTAAGAACACCCGTTGAACCAGTTATTACTCCATCTAAATTCCTAACTTTTGCTCCTCCTGTTATTTGTATTTGTTGACTCATCTTTAATATTTTATTGGAATAAACCTCTTATAAATTCATCGCTTTCTAACGCTCTTGGGAATGTTAATACTCCTGTAGTTTGATTAAATCCTACTTGCTCTCCTGTTGCTCCACTTGAAACAATATCTCTCACATCAACGCCACCTCGAGAAACATAAAGACAAGTCTTGCCTATCATATCCGTATAAGTAATTGTTGTTTCGCCACCCGCCGCAGTATATTGTTTATCGTAAACAACTCCACCGGCTACGATTACTGTTCCTGAAGGAGTAACTGTTGTTCCTGAAGTACCATAAGCTCCCGTTCCTTGTAATGAGCAAGAATAAGTTGCAGTATCTTTATAAGGTCCGTTTATTTGTAGGTTTGTAAGATTACAATTGCCGGAAATAATAACTAAACCATCTACTCCGTTATCAATAACAAACTTTACTTGAATCGTTGTTCTATTTTGTTGTTGTTGCAAAAGAAACAAATAACCATAATTACTTAATGTAATTAAACCATCACAACTTATTGTCCAAGATGCTATATCTATTTTATATTCTTTATACCAAGCCGATGTTTGACTTGTTACTTCTTTTTGTCCTACTTGTACGTTAAAAGTGCAATTTGTAGAACAAGCAAAAGGAATATCATTACCGGAAATTTGGTCGTGATAGTATAACATTATATTTTTCCCTGAAACTTTATTAATCATATCGCAAATTTAACTTAATTAAAGGTATTGTAAGTAAATGTATGTCCAAAGGTCGCAGATATTGGAGTATTTGATATTTGCAATAATGTAACCTTAGTTTCATCATTAGGATAACTTATTGTCGAATTACCTAACATATATGAATTTGCACTAACATTTATTTGAGCGGGGTCGGTATCATCAGCCTTAAATAATTTAGCAGCGTTTAAATACCCGTTAGCAGTATTCCAAGAACTTAAACTTGCATCAATATTTACTATATTATTGCCAAATATGTTCATATATTTTTGATACAATAAAGAGAACATTGAATCATAATAAGTTGCAGTTCCGTATTCGTACCAACTATCCATATAAGCACCCGAAGCATTTAAAAATACCCCTAACTCCGGAGCAGTTCCCGTTTCAGGTACGGCATAACCATATGGAATGTCAGTTGTTTTTACATAAGATGTAGTATTAACTAAATAACCAAAATAATTCACTTCACTTGCAAATGGAGTAATTGATATTTTAAAATTGCTAATTTGTATAAATGTTCCTGTTCCTGCTTCTAAAGAAAGTTTAAAAAATAATTGACCCGCAATTGGAGTAGGCGCAGTTTTAAAACTATAAGTATTTACATCATTACCACTTGATCCCGAATAAGCCGGAATTGTTAGATAAGTTCCAACACTATTCAAAATCCAAGCGGTGCCATTCCAATTGTATTGGCTTGTGCCATCGGTTATGTATAAATAAACCAATGCTCTTGGACTTGAACCCAAACTTTGTCCTTGAAATATCCAAGAAACATCTATTGCGTTGTTGCCGTTAATATATGGACCTCTTGCCGGTTGTCCTGAACTTGCTATACCAATTTCAATAAATGCAGTTCCAGTTGAACTTCTTATAAGTCTATATTGAGCAGAATCATAAGAAGCATTATCAATTATTGTAACGCTACTTCCTGTTCCTGTGGCACCAATATCCCAATTTGCAACCATATTGCCCGTATAAGGTCTAAAATTACCATTAGGAGCATAATTATTAGCAGTTTGAATAGAAATATTTTGTTGGATTATATTATATCCTTTTCTTAAAATTTTCATTTGAGAATTGTCTATAAAATAAAGTCCACTTGTATTACCGGTATAACCTTGAATTGTACTTAAAGTATTTATTGTGCCACTTGATACAACTGTTCCGGCATAATCATATTGCGTAAAATAAGCTCCTGTATTTGCAAATTCATTTATTGCTACAATCCACCATTTGCCACCCGCTTGAAATATTCTACACCCAAAAGATTTTACTATATTACTTAATACTTGTAAGCAATCTAAATAAATGTAATTGCTTACAAAAGTTCTATTTGGTAAATAAGTTTGAGAAAAAGGTTCGCTATAAGGATGCGTTCCTCTATCATCCATACCTATATTAAAATAAGAACAAACTATATTTAAGTTTGGATTAGTAGGAAATGCTATTGAATTTAAACTCAAATTAATATAATATAAAAGTGAATTTAATTCATTAATGTTTGTTGAAGCCGAAATAGGAAGTAAAATATCTTTTAAAATACCTAAGCCATCAACGGCATTAAAACTTAATTGTCTTCTGCCGGTTGAATAGTTAATTTGTACGCTATCACTCAAAACCCAACCTTGCCACTCTAAATCGGTATCAATGTAAAGTTTTGCGTGGTATTTCCTATCATTTAAAGTGACCAAATTTGGCATATCTACCAAATCATCAGTAATATCTATTACTACGTTTAATTGACTTGCATAAATAGGCTCAAATGGATC